CCTCTGATGAGGGCACTCCCAACGCTTTGTCTATGCCTTCAAACATACCTACCTCCAATCAAATATCCCAGTCCACAGTCACTCCACCAGATCCCATACCTGCATCATAGGTAGACCCACCTTGAGCAAGGTTTTCGTACACCTTGTAGTACGGCTGATAGGTGGTGATGCCCGCACTTGGACCAGAGATTCCCAAAGACACCTTGCCGTAGGTTGCGTAGTCTGTGGTGTTTCCTGCGGTGAACGTGACTCCACCAACAGAAGTGTTGTCCCATATGTCCTTGTTCCACAGGTGGGAGTCCATGACACGAATTTCTTTGTACGTCTTCTTCGGTCCAAACAGATACGTCTTCATACTGAAGTTCAGTGTGAATACAATGTTTCTTCGGGTTTGGAAGTCTCCTTCGTAGTCTTCTTCAGAAGAGAAGCCCACCAACGACACAGGAATGTCCATCTTCTTGTGCAGATCATCAAAGTTCACAGTCATAACAAACTCGGGCGCGAAATACGGCAGGATCTGCTCCACGATCTGCAAACCGTCTTCCATGTTGCGCACGTACACATACAGAGAAAAGTCAATGTTGTACGGCACTTCCGCGTAACTGTACTCCGTATTGGTGGACCCCGTGGATCCTACTGGCGGACGGTACAGCACCTTGGACACACTGTTTCGCTTGCGCAGTGCGTCGTATGCGTAACCAGTGATCTCGAAAGCCATGCGCGGCAACACAATTTGGTTGGGGTTTTGCAGGTTGGGATCGCCTGCCAACCGCACCTTGTACTTTTCTTTGGGAGCGTACGACAGCGGAACCAGTAGCCGCTTTGTGCCACTGCTTTCCACCTTGTCAATGTAGATTTCATTGAACAGTGATCCGAACGCCACAACCATTCTTCGGATGGAGCCGTTGTAGAACTTTGTGAACATCAGTACAGCCCCTCACTGAAAGGATCCCGGTCAGTGAAATCAAAGATGTCGTCCTGTGTTTGCTCCAACTGGATCTGCTCGTTGTCTTGTTCGTCTTGGTGAGCAGCACGAGTTGTGCTTTCAGACACACTGGACACCGTGCGAACCGTGCTGCTGGTGAGTCCAGTTATAGTTTCTCCTGCCAAGAACTCACCCTCCTGCATATTCACCAACACGGTACTAGTAGCCGCAGTCCAACTCACAACCCGACCGTATGCACGCTTCGCAGTGGAAGTACCCGCGTACACTTCTTCGCCTTCAATAAAGTTTCCACTGCCCGTAACAACCACTGTTGCCAAGTACGAAGAGTGGATGTTCATTGTCGCGTCTAGTTCGCTTTCGCCAGTGTCGATCACCTCGTTGGACGACTTGAACGCTTCGCAACTCAGTTTAAAGCAGTACCGATCCCCTGCCTGGTAGAAGGGGTTGTCGTGTTTAACGAATTTGATTTCAAACATTCCGTAGGGGTAGTCGAAGTACACGATATCGCCTTCTCGTGGGCGACCAATCTTGCGTATTTCAGGGTGGTGTCCCATCACCTCTAGGAATCGTTTGCGAGACACCACGAAGGTGGCAGACTCTTTCACATCCAGTCCGAACCGACTCATCTCTTGGTCGCCTTCAAGCCCTTCAGAGTTCTCCATGTACATTTCAATACGGTTTGCGTCTTTGAACTGCGACACCTCTTCACCGAAAATAGTGTCCTCGGTTATCTTCTCTCGCGGAATGTACACCATGTCGTGACCGTAGATTTTGATGGCTTCGGTGGTCAACGATTCGAGCAGTTCTTGCTCGTTCTTGATGGTACGGCGAAAGTACGGGTTTACTGCCATGTTCAGCCTGTGCAGAAGTCAGGTGGTTCTTCGTACTTCGTCATGTAGTCTTCCATGATCTTTTCCAGTTCTTCTTGGGCTTCACTGTAGATGCGCTGCCCGTTGAATGTAAGGTTTCCTGGAAGATTGATGCCGTCGTACTTGGACAGGTTTGCGCCCCACTGCCGCTTTACCAGTGCAATGGTGTGCCGTTTAAGCATGGTGTCGTTCCACACTTCCGTGTACAGATCAGGATCAGTGGAGCGATACGCTTCGATCAACAGGAACTGCCCTGCCACAAAGTCTTTCCAGTTCATGTGGAGCGTGAGACGGTTTGCGTAACGGCTGAACGTGATCTGCTTTTCAGGATCCAGCAACTGCTGCAACATCTCAATGTACTGCATGGTGGTCACAAAGTAGTTCAGATTCATCTGACCTGTGCGCAGCCCGTAGAAATCGTTCAGTGCCATTTGGTAGCGCACATTGAAGATGTTGTTGATTTGCAGGTTGAACCCGATTTGGAACACACGGGTAACGCTCAGTATTCGTGACCCGTCGCTGCCAAGGGAGTTTGTGTTCAAGTACCCGTTGTCTATGTCTTGTTGGGTGATTTGGTACTTGTAGTACGTCTTCTCGTGACCGTACATATGCCAGTCAAAGAAGTGCCGAAGGGCTTCATCAATACGATCCTCCACTTGAGAATCGTCCACATTGATCTCAATCACGGGATGCCCAAGCGCACGGAGTGCGTACTCTTTTAGTTCTTGTCGTGTGGTTGGGTTAGCCATCCAGGAAGTCTCCTTTGAGATTATTTAGGAGACTTGCCGCTCTGATTCCAAAAAAGCCACCAGTCGTGCCAGTTCTCCCTCACGATTGCAGATTCGGTTTCCGTCTTCCCACACCAACGGCAAGCGTAAACTGTTTACTCCGTCAGAAATCCAGTGTTCTTGACCACAACGATACACTCGCGTCTTCCACCCATACGGCACACTGTACAACGGCTCTATTTTGAGAAAATCTTCCCACGAGTACCGTCTACCGTTTAGTTCAATCCACTCGTCTCCATAGTGTACAAGTGAAACCACATTACCCTCACGAAGGAGATTCTAGTTCGTCTATCATCACAAAAAGTGTGCCTGACTTGGTGTTTTTCTTTTCAGGAATAGTGGTGTTCTTCGTGATCTTTGCCTTGGGTGAGAACAGCAAACCACTACCCGATTTCAGAACTGTCGGAGCAATCTTTACTGCTGCCTCTGTGGTGAAGCCTTGAATGCCATTCAGCGCAGTGTGGGTTGTTGCTCCCGAAACAGCCGACCGAACAGCGTAGCGCAAAACATTTCCAGTTGCTTTATACACAATCACGTCTTGGTACAGTCGTGCAACGTCTCCGGTTCGGAAATTGTACTGTGTACCGTAGTAGTCCTCGATTACGGTGTTTCCAGTGTGACCGGCTACCACGATGTTGTCGTATGCGTTTCTCAACCACTCCACATTGCTTTGAATAGGCAGGAACGAGTACGTGTTGCCACCCGTCCAACCACTGAACAGTAACGGGAAGTCTCCAGAGTTTCCACTGAAGCCCTGCATCACGGTGACACCAAACAAGAAGTACGTGGTGTAGTCTGCCGCGTTTTGGCGCACCGTTCGCGCAGCAGTGATGCCCATTGTTTGGGTCACACCGCTAACAATCATGCACGCACCGCTATCGTAACCAAACACGTATCCACCACTACCACCCGAAGTAGTGAATCCCCCACACACCCCGTCGAACAGTGTGAGTCCGGTGACATCAGAGTCCTCACGGATCACCATAGACGCTCCAACTACCCCGTTGGGGGTGTCTGTGTACGAAACCGATGCAACCACACGGCACAGGTTGTCAACAGGGAACAGGGACTCTCCCAGTGGACCAGTCATTGTCAGGTGGTACACGGTGTAGTCCCCTGCGTAGTCTTGTTCCCACAGATGGGGAGCAGTGCTGCCCAGTCTGCTGTAGTCTGCAAGTGCAAGAGACACGCCACCCATGCGGATGTGCACGTCGTCCAGCCACCCCTTGAACGGATAGTCTCCTGATGCACCACTGCCAACCATGAGAGGCGCAGTGCTGTTGCGAATCGCTCCGCATAAACCCGCAGCAGAGTACAGTGAAGTGCCGTTCCAGTACGTCTTTATCGACGCAGAGCCGCCACTGGATGCCCATGCCACCGCAAAGTGATTCCACTGGTTTACCGTGACACCAGCAGGAGACACGTTCACGATTCCCTGATAGCCTGCACTGGCGTATGCCGTATCAGAGTAGTGGAACTGCACCTGATTGGACGTGGTGTCGTACTCCAATCGGAAAGAGTCATTGGTGCTGTTGTTTATGCCGTCTGCACTACGGGTCACGATGATGGGGTCGTAGTTTGAACTGGGCGTGGTTTCCAGGTACATCCACCCTTCCAACAGGAAGTACGGAGTGGCAGAAGCCGATGTACCGAACGCGGGCAAACGGATACCTGCTGCTTTCTGTGCAGCAAGATCCAGTAGAGTGCCCTTGAACTGTCCTGCGCGAACACCAATCTCCCCCGACACCCCCACCGTGCCGATGGTGGGCACAAAATCAGGCGCAGTCACGCCGCCCGAAGCGTAGTTGTTTACGATCACCGGAGTAATGGTGGACTGAAACACGCTTTCGTTCAGTGTAAAACTGCCGTACACCGTTCCCCTCAACAACTGCTCGGTGAACGGATTGATTTTTACTGGAAAAGTAAAAGTTCCTGAATTTTGATTAACTGTTGTAGTTTGAGCGAAAATTTCAGGCAAATCAACATCAACCAAAATAGGTGTGGTTGTGTTGCTGGCAAAGTCAGCAACAGAATAATTTTCGGAGTTGTACGGTAGTGGTGATCCGAATACCACTCCAGAAGAATCTAGGTTTATGAGATATTTACTCATCTATGTTTCCTGTTGTTTACGGTCAAGACTTACTAATGTAAACCGCTCCCATAGAGTCGTAACGATTGCAATAAATCGTACCTGCCGCAGCATTGTGCGCCGATTGGAACACATACTGTACCATGCCGCAAGGCAAAGCAGTATACGTAGCACCAGATGCAACTGGAACAGGTAGTCTCCAAGCGCGAACCCCAGAACTAGGAATAGTGTTGTAGAACGTGTTGTTGACACCACCACTGCGAGTAGCAATTTTCCTATCACCAGTATTGCGAGGATCGTCTGCCCGACGATAGTTCATCGTGCCTGTAATTGATCCAACACTTGTTGTTGCATCGAGTGCTAGGTTTACGTCTAGTTGTATCCGTCCACCATTAGTCGCAGCGAAAAACAGCGCATTTTCTGAAGTGGAAGTCATGTATGGGGATCCACTGTCAAACATGAAAATGAACTGATTTCCACCTGCACCTTCGGGTACCAAGAACATAGTGGAGGTTTTTGTGGCGTAGAACGTGGCGGACAGTGCTCCTTCGCTTTTACCATTGCTAAAGAACGGCACAACCCCATATTTTGTTCCTGTGCGAGAAGCCCACTGTCCCGCCCCGGCGCCGGCAGACTGCTCTAGGACAGAAGTTAATGCAGGGTGCAGTAGAAGCCAGGCACCTCTACAGACAAAAGACGAGTTCACTTGCGCATACGCGATCTGTGGAACGAAGTTTCCGTTTCGATTCGAGTTTTGAACAGCACCAGCAATGGAGGGGTGTTTTGCAAAAATTCCACCAACACGGAAACTACTGTTGTCCGCAACATGAACTGCGTTGCTTCTCCATCCATTAATACACAATACTCCAGTGGAGTAATTCCATCCAGATCCACCACCCACTGGCGTAATTCCTCCCGCAGGCGGAGAGTCTGCGTAAGGTTGATCCAACACGTATCCGTCTCCAATATGGAGCACTGAAGTATTGTAAACCTTTACAGGTATTCTGCCTCCATTTGTTATCCACAACACCTTTTCTATACCTACGTTGGATCGGTCACCAATCAAGACACTATGAGTACTTACACCGTAAGTGTCATCAGCATATCCTCCCCATGTGGTGTCCGTTCCCGTGGACAAAAAGTTTTGCAGGAAACCTGCTCCTGAAGTTCCTGCAATGCTTTGCACTCCCAAAGTATAACCGTTAGCACCGCGAACAAGAACTTCTTTTTGTCCTATAGTGAGAGACGAAGCAAGACTTGTTCCAGCAACATCACGATAGAACAACATTTCTAAAGTCGAACCGCTGGTACTGTCTGTGTTTCCGTGTGTTATACCTCTGTGAAGGTCTGCCAAATTCATATACGATAGTCCAGCCGCTTGCCCACTAGTAGGAGTAACTTTTACTCCGTAGAAATTAAAACTAGTATAAGACACTGGAGTAATACCGCCCACATAAGACGAACCGCTCGTCGCACCGCCAATACCTACAGCGGAACTAGTAGAAGAACTCCACGAATTCACATAACCTATAGTCAGACCAGCAATCTTTAGTGTAACCAAAGGATACTGATGCCAATTCGCTGTGCTTGTGTTTTGGTTTGTGTACGCGTTGAACGCAACAGTTGCTCCAGATGTGGCTGTGGTTCCAGGAAAAACAGGAACGTGTGCGACCATACTAAACGTAGGGATGTCTATTGCTGTTTGACATACCACAGAAGTAGCAGAGAATTCTGTATTGTATAAACTCAAATTCGACCGTTTGCAATCCAAGTAAACACTACCGTCCCTGTAGTCTGTTCCGTGTTCGGGACACAATGCACTGCCGTCTGTAAAATCAATAGTAGAACTCTTACCAATTATTCCACGCCCACATTGTGTGGTACATATGACTGGAGCGTTGTCTAAACTGTTCATAACTGCGAACTTCTCGGTTTGAGAAATGGCACCAAAACTAGTTTGAGTGTCCAGTGTGTTTTCCGAGTACTTACTAATTTTCGATCCATAAGCAGAAATTGCAGTTCCAATGCCCAAGAAACCTAAGTGACGAATGCCAACAGTAGAATTTTCCAGTGCTAGTGCAGTTCCGTTTCGTGTGTGTGACCATCCATTTTCTGTCACAGAAGTTATTGCCTGAGTCCAGTTTAGGGTGGCTCCTGTTGCTCCGTTGTGTAAAGTGTACGGAGATTGATTGCTTGCAAAGAAAATGTTTCGCAGTCCACGCAGAGTTCCATTTTTTAGATATAAAGTCCCGTCGTTGTTTGTGTAATTTGCTCGCAATACAACAGGATACGTGGACAGTATGTACGGGTCCGTAGTAATATGGCGATCACCCCCCACCCTTGATGGATACACGACTGTTCCGTTTTCACTTTTCCACTGATCCCAACCGTAGTATCCATTGGGTTCAGAGTACTGTGTTTCAGGGTAATTACTAGCAACCGTACACCATGCTTGTCCGTTTGCCAATCCACCTTCTGTCATCCACGCAGGGCAACGACCATCGTAGTTCACATTGTTGAATTGAACAGACAGACTAGTTCCTGAAGTTGTGGCTCCAAGTATTCTTCCAATTCCCAAAACCGCGTTTCCTTCTTCATAGGAAAACCCTGCATTAAAAAATCTGTCTCCATAAAAATACGTGGTATACGAACTCATGCCGTATGGGAAACCAACATCGTAACTCGTAGTAACAGGACCGTGAATTCCCCCTGCGGCAGTTCCACCGCTGGCTCCGTTTGTTTTATAGTTGCTGCGCGCACCAATTGCGGCGTTCACTATGGTGAAATACATTCCCTGATCCACTGCCGTGAACCCGTGGAATGTTGTGCCTGCTGTGGTGCCGTCAAACACTCGAACCGTGCCTGTGTGTCCGCCACCAGCAAAGTTTGCCAAGTTCCACGTGTAAGAGTCTACTTTGTACAGAGTGCGCTGTCGGAACGCATCAGGATCGCCCTCAATCACCAAATTTGCGCCCTGTGGGTGGTACAGGTCAATGTTGCTGCTCAGTGTGTACTCACCGCGCAGTAGCCGAACAGTGAGAACTGCCGTGCCTGCAATGGTGTACTCACGAGCCACGCTCATTGCCTTGCCCAGAGACTGGTACGGGGCAGCAGTGGTGCCTACACCCGTGGAGTCGTTTCCGCTGGGGGACACGTAGATCACCGTGTCGCTGTCTATGCGACGCAGATTGGCAATGTTTGGAACTTGAATGGGTGTGTTTGGCATACTGGTGTATTTAGCCTTTTACGCAATACGCATGGCGGTTTTTATTTCTGCACTGCCTGTGAGTACTAGTGATGAAGGCATTGTGTGTGTTCCTATTTTACAATATCGGGTCAACCAACAAATATGAGACTGCAAACATATGGATCGGTTGGATATGTGCTACTGGTGTGAGTGTTAAAGATCAAAAATCTACAAGAATTGGGCTGTGCATCGCCATTAGTTCTAAACCCTATATGTGCGCCCAAATTCTCTATCGGAGTGTAACCACCTTCTGCTGACTGATTGCCTGTAGTCTGTTCATTCGCTGCACCAGAAAAAGCGTAATTTGATGGAAGTGCAGTAGTAAAGGTTACGGTATAATCACCCTGACCGTTCCGCGTAACACTACTAACATTTCCGCTTGCTGCAATTACAGGAGTACCATTGTGACCATTAGGCATAGTAAACCTAACCCAAGCACGAATTCCGTATAGAGGAGCGGTTCCACTCGGAGCAGCAAAAGTTGCACCACCTAAAACAATACCAGAGGATGCCTTTATCGTACCGTTCACGTCCAGTGTCACGGTGGGAGAGGTAGTGCCGATGCCAACCCGACCTCCACTGGGTTGAAGCGAAAGGTCCGAACCTCCCACTCCTGGAACCCAACCTTCCATCCACGCAACACTAGCAGAATCGTTTACGCCAATTTGCAACTGTCTGGTGTTGCCACTATTGGACACCAAAACGGTTCCTCTGTTTGCATTACCGTGAACTGTGCTGGCTCCGTAAACATGAAGCGGTGTCAGTGGAGTAGCGGTTGCAATCCCCACATTCCCGCCCGTGGTGAGCCGCATCCGCTCCGTACCCAGTCCACTGTCACCCGCAGTGTTTGTGTGTAAAACAAGGTCACCGTTCGAGCCGCCCAAATTCCGCGAACGCAGGTCGCGCACCAACAGGCTGCTGTACGGAATATCAAGCCCGTCAACAATAGCGGCACGGGTGTACGGCTTGGCTTTGATAATGTACTTCGTGGCAAGATACGGGGGCTTGAGCACAGCAGAACCGCTCGGAACCGACGGCTCTGCGCTGGTTGCGTTCCACGTTGCAACATTCACCAGTGAGCCAATGCTTTCAGATCCGCCTTCTTCACCAAGGGCAAACGCGCTAAGTGCAGAGTTGTACGTGGTGTCGTTCTCGCTGGTTCCGTCCGCAACGGCTGCGGGATTCACGCCCACCGCAAACCGCCCACGCAGATCAGGGGTATTGAACGCAATCACTGCTATTCCTGACACCGTGGCAGTGATGGTTGTTGTTATTGTTCCGGTCGAGTTCAAGAAACGGTAGTTTGCAGTGGCGTTTGCAGCGTTGCTCAAAGACCCCGCAGCAAACACCGTGTTGGGAAACACAAACTTGCTGTTTGAGTAGTTGGGCAGCACCTGCACCAAGTAGTTACTGGAGCCTTCAGAAGTAATCACCACAGCCGTAATGTCTGCGTTGGAACCGTACAGAAGATTTGTTGACCACGCTGCACCACTGGTCTTGAACTGGATGTACCCACCAACAGTAATGTTGGCTGTAGTTGCAATGTTTAGTCGTGCCACGTACCCGTAAATAGGCACGCGGTCGCCGGTGGTGTTGCGAATCTTGTCGTGGAGTTCGGCGTAGTCGCTCACGGAGTACGACGCGCCGTTGCACTCCAACCACGTGTCAGGAATAGTGCCCCCTGCATACGGCGCAATGGTGCCCACAGGCTGAATCTCGTCTATCGCAACAGTGGACGACCCGCCGATTTGGGTGCCCAAATAATTCACCACAATATGCCCTGAACCGTTGGTGGAACGAGTCAGTACAGGCTTCACAACGGAGCCTATGAAACTGGGTGGGGTTGCACTGAGTTCTCCTGCGGTGCTTCCCGACAGGAACAGCACCGGATACGACGCGCCTGATACAGCAGGCACTTCAATGTACCCGCTGTACGTGAGTTGAAAGGAGTTTGCGTCTTCCAGCGCGTTCACCACACCAACAACTTCTGCGTTCACTGCGGTGTCGCCTTGGGCTTTTACGTAGGTGTTCGTGGCAGTGTTCCACCGCAGCACATCACCCACCGTGAAACCGTGCCCTGTCTGTGAGATAGACTCCTTGAGGGTCTTGGTGGTTGCTGCTCCGCCTGTGAGTACTAGTGATGAAGGCATTGTGTGTGTTTCCTCTACTTATCGTGTCTGTGTGTTCAAATCATGTGATTTTTGCGGTAGTCGCGGGCTTTACGGATGTACTGGGAGAACGGGATCATTCTGATTTTATGCTTTACGCTATGCGGATGGCGTAGCCAGTAAGGTGTACTAGGCAGACCCATTTGTTATTGTATACGATACCTTGGGCAGCAGAATTCTCATCCGAGTTTTGTCCATCAAGACTAACAGCGTTACCAGCAGATACCGTATGTTCAGTCCAACCGTTGGCAGCATTCACATTTGCCCGTGTGACATCCGCTGTTCGTAAAGTTCCCAAAGAATCGTGAATTTTACTCCAAAAGCCACTGCGAGAATCAGTAGTAGCGATGTTGGAAAATGCGTTTCCATCTGTTGCAAAAGTCAGCCATTTTGAAGCAGGAACCGTCCACACCTTTGACATAACCATGCCTGGATTTTCACTTTCAGTGCCCGCACTGTCTACCGACCCAACAAGATACACAAACCAAGTTCCCTCTCCCAAAGGAGTTGTTTGTGTCATTAGTTCGTAATTAGATCCAAAAGTACTGCTCCATGTAAACAAAGGAACAACTCTTCCAATACCCGCAGTATTTGTAGCCTTTGCCATCACATTGGTAGAACCGCCAAAGTTGCCTACCGTCACGGTTCCACTCGCGGTGATGTTCGTGGCTTTAATGTCCCCGTTCACGTCCAGTGTCACGGTGGGAGAGGTAGTGCCGATGCCAACCCGACCTCCACTGGGTTGAAGCGAAAGGGTTAAGCCTCCCAATCCTGGAACCCAACCTTCTATCCACGCAACACTAGCAGTATCGTTTACGCCAATTTGCAACTGTCTGGTGTTGCCACTATTGGACACCAAAACGGTTCCGCTGTTTGCACTACCGTGAACTGTGCTGGCTCCGTAAACATGGAGCGGTGTCAGTGGTGTCGCAGTTCCTGTGCCAATTCCCAAACGACTTCCAGCAGAAGTGCTCCCAAACAAACCGCTACCACTAAAAAATGCAGTTGCGCCAGTGATACGGAACCGCTCGGTCATGGTTACAGCATTACCCAACGGCGCGTCCACGCCGTCGTTGGTCAGGAATCGCAGTTCACCCGCACCAGAAGTTCTACCAACCACAAGACTGGATCGAACGGCTGATCCTGCGGGCAGCGAAGACGCGTACGTACGGGCACCTGGGCTGGGCATGACCCCGTAGTTGATTTGCAGGTTTCCAGTATCGTACTCCGTGCCGATCACGTTCAGAGACTGCGCAGTAAGCCCACTCATTTCGTCTCCACGGTATCTGCTTGCCATGAGCACTCGACCACCTGGAACCGAGGCATCTACAGTAACACCCATACGCACGTATCCGTACACGTCCAGTGGAGCAATGATGCGGTTTTGGGTATTGGTTCCTGAATTCCACGGGGACCACGTACTGGACGGTCCAATGCCAACGCAGCCAGTGATTCCACGGCTGCTGGCAAACACAGACCCTGCCGCAATGCGAATGCTTTCACGACCACGAGACGAGCCGTCGTACACACCAATCTTCAGGTCACCAGAGAACCCACTACGAATGTCGTCAACAAGGAACTGCTCCACGTCTGCACTGGCACCAGTAATAGAAGTTTCTGATCGCACGTCTCCGCGATACGAGAACAAGTACCCACCCGAAGCACTGGTTGCCATGAACAGGGGCTTGCGCACCTGCCCTGCAATATTGGGCACCGATGTACTGAACGGGGTTGTCCCGCTCTCAAACGCACCACTTGTGCCTGCACAGTTCACGGGCAAGTAGTACACATCGCCCGGAGTAAGGGCAGAGTAAGTGGTTCCACTAATATCAAAGAACCCGTCAATCATTACATCAAAATACGAGTAGATGGAGACGGTTGCACTAGGTCCACCTGTAACACCGCCGCGACCCACAACCATTCCCGCAATTTCTGCTTCGTCGGGAGTGTTTGCCTGTGCTTTTACGTATATGCCCTGTGCGTAGTTTGCTTCAGCCGTTCCGCCTGCACCGTCGCTGTACGTAAGGGTGACTCCCCCTGAATACGCTTTAAAGCGCACCGAGTCACCCAAGTTAAACTTGTGCAACTGGTTGATGCGTGTGGTGATGGACGTAGAGTTTGCAATGTTGATGGGATTTCCCAGTTCACCGCCGGTGAACGGCAACACCATTGCAGCACTTGCTCCGGTTGCAATGAGAACCGCTTTGTGTACCTGTCCCGGAACAGTGGGTTGAATCTCTGTGATTTTTCCTGCACTGTACGGGCTAAGGTAGTACGTTCTGCCGACAACCAAACTGGAACCGTTTTCAGTAACCGATCTGAAGTCACCGTGGATTTCTCCCAACATGGTGATTTCGTATCGGTTGGTGCTCATTGTGGTCGGTGTTGCGGACACAATTCCAATTACTTCAGCGTTGGTTCCACTGGAAGCCTGTGCCGCGGCGTAAGCGTTTGATACTGCATCCAGTCGAACAGGTGTACCAAACGGGAATCCTGGTGAGCCTCCATATGTGATCACCTTTCGATTTGCGCCCTCACGAATACGCACAAACGCTTCACTTCCGTATGTGCTGCCCGACAGCACGTCAATAAACGCGGTGGATCCGCTGGGAGAGAACCGCGAGAAAGTAATGGAGCGGTCTGCGGTTCGTCCAGTTGCGCTTGAAAGGGAAATTTCCACTCCGTGGTCGGCAGTGTTTCCGCCTTGAACCCTGAATCCTGTGCCGTAAACCGGAAGCGTGGTGCCAGCGTACGGGTACAGTCCCCAAGTGATTCCGGAGAACCCAATATGGGAATTGCTGCGCCACTCGCCACTGCCGCCTTGCAAGTCAGTGGGCAACCACAACCACTCCGCACTTTTACCACCACCGCGAGTCAAAATAATACCACCACCGCCAGCAGAGTTGATAAGGGCGTCAGTTCCACCAGCAGTTGCACCCAAAACAATGGCGTAGTCGTCAATGGTTACGTTGTTGGCGTTTACAGTGAATGTTTGTGCGTTGAACGTGACATCACCGTTAAAGGTAACACCCGCACCAAACACAATTGCCCCTTGGAAGGTGTGTCCGTTTGGAATATTGTCTGCAAGCACATAGGTAAGAGTACCGCCAGCACTCACCGTAGCGGTTAGTTCGGAACTGCTTACACCGTCGTACACACGGATCTTGTTGACCTTGTACACCGAAGTGTTCGTGATGTCACGCCACGTGTTGAAGGTGTCACCCAGTTCAACTTCTGGAATTTGGTACGAGTTTGAGTCAGGTCCGGTGTTGGTTGCCATTTCAGTTGCTCTTTGGGGTTGTTGATGCCAGTAGTTGCTGTATCTGCAACTTCAGAGTATCTATCTCCGTTTTCATGGACTCCACGGCACTTGCTGTTTGGAGTGCGTGCCGATGGGCTTCCAGTGCGTCGGTATCCGCAAGCACCAGTGCTCCAGTGGCAGGATCTCGGGTGTACCGTTTACGGTTCACTCATTACTCCTGTTACACAAAACTGACTACCCTGACACTACGAACAGCGGGGGTTCGGTAGTACGACGCACCACCCGAGTTAGTGAGCCGCACCTTTATTTGATACGACTTGAAAGGTGCCAAGGCAGTGGAAGTGCGGAAAGTGCTCTCACGGAAATCTATTTCCGACGTGCTTGTGAAAGCAGGAGACGTTTGTGGTATTTCCACCCACGTTCGGGTAAAGATGTCGGCTTCACCAACGGCACTGGTACGGTAATACACCTTTACATCTGTTCCTGTGGGTATATTTTCGTTCACAAAAACTGCCAGTCCAGTTGACGCAAGACTCTGTGGTAGTTCCACCACACGAGTAAGATACTCTGACTGCGTGTTCATGTTTACAGATACTGCGTATCGAGCAGCGGTGTCAATGGCAGGAGAAACTGCGTTGCTTACTCCCCGTGTAAGGGTGTACACTAGGGTGGGAGCAGCAGTGAACGGGGTCACAGGGTACACGGTTTCGTTGTTTGCGAACGAAAGTGCTCCTGCCGCGCGAGTAATGGTGCACGATTCAGGAATGACTTCTGGTGCAGACACCTTGAAAGCCTGTCGTGACGCAATGTTTGCCACATTCGCGTGAGTGGCAGTTCCCGTGGTTGCGGTAAACGCACACCGCTTGACCGCAAACATGAGATCCGTAGTGTTCTCTTGAACCGAGACACCCGAACCTTGTGGTGTGTACAGCGTTCCAACCAACTGGTTGTTGCCTGCGCGTCCTGCAATCGCGTCGCCGTTTGTAATGCTGTTTGCCGCAGTGTCCGCAGCGTACAGCGAGTACTCGCTGCTGTTGGTAGTGATGCAGATGGCGTACTCACCGGGAGGCAAGAATACGGGGCTGGTGAAAGCAAACTCCGTTGCAGTGGGAGTGGTGGCATTTGCGGTCACATCACCAGGCAGTTTCACTACAGTGCTGAACGGAATCACAACCGAGGGCGACGGGTATCCGGATACGGTTGGACGAATATCAACGGCAACGGGCAGCACCGTGTCTTTGGCAGAGAAGTACAGAGACAGGCTGTTCAAGAACACGCCTTCTGGATTCGCAACCTTGTCCACAATGAACGTCTGTGCAAGTGGATCAGTTCCAGCCGTGTTCTCCAGTGAATCCACACTCTTGTTGAACGGATCCTTGGAAATGGTTTCACTGTTCACTGTACGCCGACGCAATGTGGGTGGGCGAGTAGAGAACGACCCTGAATCTTGCTGAACAAGAGCACCCACGCAGTACAGCGTTTCTTCTGCGCTAGTGATCGCGTTTGCTACCACAGCACTGTCGCTGATTCGGACACTACGACTACCTGTGAGGTAAGTTCCCGCAGGAATAGTGAACGATCCACTACACGTTCCGTTTGAGTCGGTGGAAAGAGTACCGTTCAAAAGCACTGTGCCGTCAAAGTACAGTGACAGTCCTGTGGTGTTTGGCTTCATTCCGTATGCAGTAAACGTGACTGTTTGCGACGGAATGTATCCAACAACACTTCGGTCAACCACCCGAGAACCAATCTTCTCACGAATTCGGTTTCGTAAGTGGCGAGAACGGATAAAGTTGCTGTTCTTTTGGTTTACTGCTTCTACATTACGACGCGATCCTGCACGAACATTTCCCGATGAAACGGTGGGAACAGCAGAAATAGAGTCTACGCGGGGCAGTTCCAACAGGCTCTTTTGGATGTCGTCTTGCTCTTCTTCAACCACTTCAATTCCGGTCCACAGGCTTTCCCAATCGTTCCACTGTGTTCCGAATCCACGTGCGTTTCCAGCATTGGACGATCTCCAGTTGTCGTTCTCCATGAGAGAATTAGTGCGTACAACGGGACGATATCCAGTGTCTATAGTTGTGATTACTTGAGTGTTCAACTTCAAGAAACCCAACCAGTTCACCGTATTGGAGGGATTCACCTGAATACTCTTGCTGTACTGTAGATTTGTGATGTAGTCAGCATCACTGTACGCAAGAGTAAGAATGCCGTCCGTAGACAAGACAGTGTTTGAAAGCGACGGTGACGGTGGAGAAATAGCGTTCGTGGAGAAGAACGGTCGCAATTCTCCACGCTCAAAGTCCACAGAGCAAATGTGTTCTTCCGAAGACACATCAGAAACCGAGTGACCGTAGAACTCGTCAGAGAAGATAGAGGTTTTCAGTGGTTCGGTGCTGGTTGCGGACGTTTTCAAGGAACGGGCTTCAATCTCTGCTTCGGAGATGGACAGTTTTGCGAACACTTCCACATCGTCTATGCGCTTCTCCAGTTTTCCAATATCACTCATGGTGTATCGCTGAGAATTCACCGGAGTGAAGATCACGTCTTCTGTGTTGTGGGTGTACGCAGGCACAGTGAGTATTGCCAAAACCAGTCCGTCTTGTGGATCAGGAGGAGCAACTGGAGTGAGATCAGGTGTGCCTTGCACCAAGAAGAACAGTGCAGACCCGTCTTCGGGATCCGCTTTCACGCACAGTTTGTCTATACGAGGCAAGTAGTGGTTATACGAAATAGTGCTGGACTCGCTTACTCCGAATTCGTAAGCCCCGTAAGGCTTGATCATGGGAGTTGCAGACGTGAGTCCGCTGTGTCGGAAATCAAGGCAGTTTGCAAGCGAAACAGTCTTGCCTGTTCGTGGATTCGTGAACAGTGGTATGCGTTCGTATGGTGTGCTTGGATACGAGTGTTTGCCGATAAACGGCGCGAACGCAAGACCATCGTGACGGAAATAATCAAACGAAACGGTAATTGAACCCGCAGAAGCAGGAGTGACATACCGAGCAGTACTAACAACAGACGGCTTCAGGTACAGGCGAGCACGTTGATAGTACGTTTCTCGTTGACCGTCATCCAATTCAAAGTCTTCGCTGATGTTTGTTCCAGGTGTTCCAAATGTAACACTGGTGATGCTGTACACATCGGACTGTGAAAGTTCAAAGTACTTTCTTCCTGTCTCGTCTGTTTTGATATCAGTAATAGACGCAAACGACTGCGTGGTTGAAACTGGTGTCTTGAAGCGATACGTGCTGGTGTTGCTTATGGTAGGCGTGTATCGAACAGGCAAGACCACACGAACATTGGCAGCGGTGAAACCTGCGGGAGCATTGTTCACCTCTAGTTTGACCTTGCCTCCAGTAGTGTCACCGTCATTAGACAGAACTATTCCAGTTCCCGAAGAGGGAATAAAAGCCCGACCAGCCGTTCCGCCCGCTGGTGTACCACTGGAGTCCAACGAAACAATGGCAATTTCAGACAAGTCTGATGCGTTGGTGGGATTTCCGGTTCCGTAGTTTATAAACGAAATGACTCCACTACTGGTAGACGCAACAGTGTCTGTGAAGTTGGCTTTAGCCAACGAGTACGTTGTGGTGGCGGTTGTGTTGTTGTATGTGGGTGTTATGGCATTGCTTACCAGTTTGCCTTGGATGTAGAACCCGTTGCTTATGTCATTGATGGCGTAACCAGGTTGCAGAGGAAACACCAGTGACTGGTCATCACTACCAACAATGTTGCCCCCGTTGGTGAAACGACCCAAAGTGTTTCCGGTAGTGTTGTCGTAGATGAAGCCCACCTGACCAGTGCTGCCACTCAATCCGTAAAGGTACAGTGTTGCCGTGAATCCAGTGGCTGCTCCCACTCCCTGCCCAGGAGCAGGCACGTATCCGTGAACAAACGCAGTTCCACGAGTGGTACTGGGAGAAATTAGTGTTCCGTCTCGTAGTACTACCCGTGCCGAACCCGACCCAATGGTGACCAGTGCGTTTGCGTGTTCCAGTGTGCCACCCATAGAAACAGTAAGGTAGTTTCCTGTGGAGAAAACAAACTGCTGGGTTTCTGATTGAGTGGTCTGTGCGCGGGGCAGAGTCACGGTTTGTGGATACCGATTCTCTACTTCATATCCCTGAACATACGCCTTTCCGGACCCCATAGACAGTGAAAATTGTGTTGAACTATTGGGTTTGACGGTTGCGTCAAAGGGATACACCACGTACGAACCAGACTCGTCAAAAGTACGACGAGCAAGCACATTTTGAATCTCTCCGTACGTTACCCGTTCCACTTTCTTTGTGATGCGCCCGCCGTCAAATCGGAGTAGTTCCACAAAGTCTTCGGCACTTGCAGTTAGATCAATCTGTGCCATCTCAAACACAATCTTGTAACGGTCTGCACCAGGAGCGTTGTAGTTGTACGATCCGATAGCAGGATCGCGCAGGGTGGAGTCTTCCTGTTCTGTCACCGAGTCACGAGTAAGCGAGAATCCAATCTTCTTTGACAGGGTTGCGTAGTCGCTTCCGAACGTGAGATCACGATACGAAACGCTACCAACAGACGCAGTGCTGTACGGGGTAAACGTGAGACGGGGGTTGCGGGCAAAGAATCCGTCAATGTAAAAGATGCCTTCATCCACAGTGATGACTTTGCAGGCACCACTAGACGGATACGCAGCAGAAACCGGAGACAGCCCCGAATACGTCGTTGTGCCGTTGGACCAAGTAAACGAAGACGGAACACTTCCACCCGAAATAAGGTCAACCACTAGCACAAGAGTGGAGTCTGTGAGTGGATCAGGATCAATGTAGTGCACCACTTTTGCCCTGAATCCGGTGGCAGTAAGATATCCTCCGACGAAATCAGAGTAGTCCGTGATGTCTGCAAGGGGGTTTCCGGTTCCCGTAACACTCAGACGAACATAGGTGGCATTGCGAACAGTGATACCACCGCCCACAATACGGGAACCGTCCTTGAACAGGTGATCTCCAATTTGAGAAATCTGTCCTTGAAGAATGGTCTGCAACTGTGTGAGTTCACGAGCCTGTAGAGCGTATCCAGGCTTGAACAGCATCCTCAAGAACCCCTTTGTGGGGTCGTAGTCATCGTAGTACGGGTTTATGTTGAAGATGCTTGAGTCGTATGCCATACGGTCCTTTTTAGAACCCTAAACGGATTCGGAACTCCTCTTCTTGTGCAATTGTGCGCTGAATGGGTCTAACATTGTCTATGTATAACACCTCTCCCGAGGTTGCAAGCACCTCTGGAGGGGCAACAGACGCGACAATATACGCTCCAAGAGTAGTGCCAGTGAGTCCGTCTGTGGCAACCCCCTTGAACTTACCCACCACGTTAGTAAGGTACAGTTTGCCGTAGGACGGATTTACAAAGTTCCAATGGTACACCGTGCCTGTTGCGTACGGAGTGTACGATCCAGTCACGCCTTGGGTAACTCCGTCCCCGTTGGAGAACGAGTTTACGGTAAGAGTGCTTGTTGTGGTGTCTGCCCCACCCACTTGTGTGTTGCCACTGGTAGCAATTTCTAAAACAGTCAGCCCGCTGTACGCAGGGGTGTTGTTGGTGTCGTAGTACGCAGGACCAACATCAATCACACGGAACAACTGCCCGTCTCCGTTCAGGTCGTACAGAGTGGGGGTTGAACTGCCTTTGAACACCCAAACGTACTCTCCGTATTCAGGAGAAACTGCTGCCACCGCTGCCGTGAATCCGCTTTCCCTGCCCACAAGAGTGTAATTACCAACAAATCCCCCACTGGTCTGTAGTTGCACTGACAGGGTTGCCCCTCCTTGCGACACCACAATTCCTTCTGCAAGATAATCGTAGCCGTAAGACACTCCAGTGGCAACTTCAACACCAGCAGGAACAGTCTGCTGAACGCTTTCATTCACCAAGAATTGCCCGTCTTTGTCCAAAGAAACACGATACCGGTCACGACGATCACTGTACGAAGTAAACCTGCCTGAACTGTTTTGCGTTTTGATCGTGATGGGAGCCTGTGCGGACTTTAGGTCTACAACTTTGGCAGACGAAAATGTTTCAGTGCCTAGAATACAGTTGCTAGGACTACCATCAAAACCAGTTCCAATGTTGTCGGTGTTTACTGCTGCATCAGGTTGCAGTGTAATGTCTCTGTAGAACTGGTCATCCGATCCTGCCACTTTTCCGGTTCCGTCAGACAGCACCGGATTCTTTATTATTCCAAACTGACGGTACGAGCCTCCACCTATGAATTTTTCAGCGTCTGCCTCGGTGATTTCCACAATAATAATGATGTCCTTCACGTTCAACTCTTTGAGAATGTTGCTGCCGTGCCCGCCTTTGGGTGACAACACAGGCGTAAGAGTAGGGTGAACTGTGTCGGTGTTCTTCTTGCCAACCACTTCCGCTCGGGCTACAGAGTAGTCTTCTCCCCCGTCAACCAAATCCACGCGAACTATCTGCTTGGAAGAATTCATTACAGGTTTTGCGTAGGCTCGTTGTCCGTCACCGTTTATCAAGATGTGTGGTGTGATTTCAACTGATACCACATTTGATCCCGAAGACGGCGATACGGTGAACGGAACCACGTCATCACGAACCACTATCGTGACTTGGTTTGGTGCTTTTGTTAGTGAAGTGATTATGCCGTAGTTGTTGATTTCCGCAGGGTTCACGCCACTAGAAACAACTCGAACAACATAGCCCACGTAGTCTGCTGCGGGTTGCGTTATCCGTGCAACAGAGGTGGGATCCGTGATCGTAATTGTTTTTGTTGCTGAATTGTATCCGTTCACGTACAGAGTGTAAGTGGTATTAAACAACACACTGGTCACAGCAGACGGATACACACCAACGGACGCACCAACGGTTGAATTTGTAGCCTCTATTCGGGTAAGTGCACCCGATACTGCTGTGGACTGCACATTGTATTGGTTCGTGGTTTCTGTGTCCGTGCTCAAACTTGCAAAGTCAATTGGCACATAGTCCGTGAGTTCGTAAGGAAGGTCTGTTTCCCGAACAGTGGCAAGGTATTTCCAACGGTATCCATCGGAAAGGGAGAACTCGCCGTACAGAGTTTGGGTGGGCTTTTCAGTAGACGACGCACCACCGTTGTTGCTCATGCACTTGTAGATGTTGTTTTGATCCGTGACCACGAAGAACTGTTTTGGATCGTTATCATCAAACAAATCAGCAGTGTCGCTGTACTGGTCGTAAGTAGTTCCACTTGTCCACGTGTAGCGTGGCACTGCAAACAAGAGGTTCGACGGCGACAGTTTCTTGTACGCAATAATGTTGTTCATTACCTCGTACTCTGATGCCACACTATCAGTGTACGTGGGTGGGCTGTTGTCGTTTGTCCATGCCGTACTCTTTGCAATAAAGAAGAAGTACTGGCTGTCACCACGCTCAAGTTCCGTGAGGAAACTTTCTGCGTAGGAGCGTTCTAGTGATGCTTTGATGAAACTTGCCATGTGGTCCTCGCTTTACAGCCCTATGTTTGAGTATGTATCCCCTGAAGACAGTGGTCCAGAGGACTGATACAGGTAGTCAGGCAAAGAGAAGAACTCCTGAAGAGTAATGCCCGAGAACTCTGAACCAAAGGGAATAGTGGACAGATTCTTGTTGTTTGGGTGGTTCTCGATGTCCCAATACGTGACTCCGTATGGAGTGGTGGACGGGTGAGCAGCACGGAAGCCCGCAGGCAATCGTGATTCCAAAGTTTGACCGTACTTTTTCGACAGGTAGGTGTACACTCGGTTTCGTTCTGTTTCGTCTAGTTTACGATCAAAGGCTATGATTTCGTGAATCACACCAGCAAACGAGTACGATGGGGTGTTTGCAAGCACAGAGTTGATCCAAGCCTGTGATCCCGTGACACCGCTGCCAGTGGCACCTGCCGAAATGTTTGCTCCAATACGACCAATCACAATGTCTGAAGCACTGTACTGGTTTGGACCTGCGGCAAACAGAGTCTCTTGTTGAGGAAGAAATGTATCTTCTTGAGGCATAGTGTGTTCCTTGTATTACATTCCGAATCGACCACGAAGCGAGTTGTAGTTTTGCGCAATCTCTTGAGATACGAGGGCGCGACTATAGACGCGCACATTAGATATTCCGCCGCTCCATTTATAGTCATTACCGTTGGTGTAGACATAGGAACCCTCTGTGGTGGTGTTTGCACCGCTTCTATCTCCAATGCCCACTACAGAACCAAAAATCTCTACTCCATCCAGCGTCTGCTCCCACACGGAAACTCCGTTGATGTACACTTTGAATTGTGTTTTTTGGGTAGATCCAGCAGTGGCAGGAATGTGATTGGCGGTGTACACAAACTGCGCCCACCGAGTGTCTATGGTATATGGAACGGTGTAAGCATATGCTTTCTGCACACCACTCAAACTGAAACTCCAGTAATACGCATTTCCTAGTGTTCCAAAATAAGGCAAGCCGCCCATTCCACCAAACATTTTCAATGCACTAGAAACATCAGAAGGTTTAACCCACGCTTCAAATGTATACGAGTTTCCTGTAAGGGAAGTTGCTCCAGATTCAATAACAGAAGACTTGCCGTCAAACACAAGATATCCGCCAACACTCGATATGTACTGCGGCTTTCCGAACACCTTGCCAGTAAACCCGTTTGGTCCAGTGTCGTATACCGTTTGTGGCATATTTGATACTAGGTCTGTTACGTCTGGTTCGTTCCCGTCCACAACATCAATTCGTGGGCGATAAAACAATACTTCGCTGCCTGGTATGCTACTGCCGTACAGGAACACACGCAATCCGGTGGGAACAATTCCAGACTGACTCCAAATAAAATCGTGGTAATTGTCGTCATTACCAGTAGATATTGGTGCGTATGTGCTTCCTCCACCACTTACTGTGTAGTATCCACTAGTAGACTCGTCTGCACCTGTTGCACTGCCGAAAGGATGGATGTGTCCAACCGCAAGCACCCACGTGTTTTGCTTTCCTGTGTACGCATCACTGACACTATTCTTCACAGTAAAGTAAGGGTTGGTTTGAGAAAATCCGCTTTTTCGACTCAGGTAAGAACCATTGGATGGACCAAAATATACATCTCCATCCCCAAGCACTTTGCGATTAATCCACACAGAGTAACGATATTTTTTGCTAGTATCAACAGAAAACAACTGTGTGTTAAATCCAGCATTACTATTGAACGACGCACTAGTAGCAATCGTGGAGTGGTTTTCCCCTCTCCATATATTGTCGTAGTAACCCCACGGATTAACTTCTTTTTCGATTGAGTTTGCTTGTATTGATCCCGCCACAGCAGCCCAAGACGGATAGTTCACGCCTGTTCGGAAAGCGCGTCCGTCAATGTCTCCCCCGTTGTAAGGAAGAAGTTGCAGTCTTCCAAAATAGACTGTCTCGCCAGGCGTCAGTCCTGTAACTCCAACGGTTGTCACTGTGGTGCTTACACTATCACTAACATACTTCTTCCTGCTGACTCTATACCATCCGCTTCCCATGTCCTCAATGGTGGCTGGAGCACTGTCATTAGTTCCAAGTCCGTAAATATACACGCCCAAGGCTGACGGAAGTGCGCTGCCATCAGCCTTTCGTATCCACATAGAGAATGTCCAGTGGGTGACACTAAATGTGGTGTTTCTCCACGAATTGGTTCCGTAACTGGGGTCGGTGTACAGGTTTCCGTTGGTGGAAATAACAGCCTTGTACACTTCATCGTTTCCAAGAGTTGGTTCTCCTGTTGCTTGGGTGACACGGGTAAATCCCACACCTTGACTGTTTGGATCCGAACGGAAGTTGTTTGGATCAAAACCCGACTTCAGCACATTGTACGGCGTAGGCGTGAAATGCAAATCACGCAAAAGATCGCTGCTGAATCCGCTAGCAAAAGAGCCAATACACAAAGTGTTGCCAGCATCAAATCCGTACACCAAATTCCTTGTAGTCACCCAATTTTCCGCTGACGGAGCCACAACAGAAACCACACGCCTACCCGTAGAGCGTGACGCGTTCAGTCCACGATCCCCGTTGAGGAACACATCAATCTTGTTGGACGAGTCACGAACCGCTTCTCCAACACATACACCAAAGCACACTCCTGACACATGAGGATCGTACACAATACTGTTCTGAAGCACTCCTGTCTGGTCGCCGCATGGACGGAATCCAAACACTCCTGTTGGCGGCAGGGACGCGCCAGGATACATGAGCGTTCCGTTTGGAAGCACCGAATAGTACGAACTGGTTTGTTGTGCGGCGGTTCGGTCTTGTTCGTTGTACGAGCGGCTGAACAGCACCGAGTCAAAGCGCACGGAAGGAGTAGCCGACAAGTCACAATTGGTGTTTCGTGATCCAAGCAGCCCGTATCCGAAACTCAGCCCTTCTCTGGTCGTACGATACACCACGAAAATGTCTGCGTCATCGGTGATCTTCAGTGGACGCTTCAGATATAGGTGCTGTCCCGTGAGCATTGCAGCAGCACTGCTGCCAGTGCCTGTGGTGTATCCCAATCCAACCACGCCACCGAGGGTGACACCCGCGTACACCGAAGCAGGAGCAAACACGATTCCACCGTTGAACGAAACGCCTGTTGCGCCACCAAATCCTGCTGTTTGCAGGGTGGGACGCAGTTTGTCAACGGTGACTCCTGCGTACACACGAGCATTCATATTTGCAGTAGACACAAAATTCGGGACAACAGGATTTCCGTTATACGAAAGGTCCAAAAGAGTAACTGATGTTTTTGGATCACTAGACGAGGCTGCTCCATAAAATGAAGAGTCAAAGTAGAATGTGCGTCCATACCCTGCAAAAACGGTTCGCTTTACAACTCCATCAACCCGATACACGATATTTGGTTCCGTGTACTCTACCTCACAAACAGTATTATCGTAGGCAAAATAGTTACTTGTCGCATTGGCTCCAGTAGTAATCGCACCGCGACTATTACCCGATTCATACACTAAATATTGCCTTGAAATGGTATACGCCGTTCCACTTGACCCATATGAGTACACAGCGTAGTCGATATTATCGTAGTAATTACTTGCAGCAGGATTGGTGGCAAGTCCCATCATAAACAGACGACCGTGTGTGAACCCCCCACACAATCCGTTTGCCACGAAAGCCAATTTAGTTACTGGATTTGTGGAGCGAACGGATTCTGTAAAATATCCACTTGCGGCTGTTTGTGTAATATGTGCAATACCGTTCCACCGATCCCATGTCGGTGGCAGGGCGTGATTCGCAGACGGTGAAGCGTCTGTCCACACATCGGCACTTGCGCCGTTGGCAACCGAACCACACACCCCGATGTTCTCTGGCTTCAGCCACAGCACCAGTCCACGCATACCTTCAGGAGACGGTGAGTTCTCTTTGCTGTTGAACCACGCGTAGGTGCTGCCTAGGGGCGCACCAACCGGATTGTGTGCAGTCAACCCAAACTCGTCCACCACAGTGTACGTGTACCCCATTCCACTACCAAAGAACAGTGATCCTGCTGCGGCAGTGCTGCCGTCCGGTCCGGTTTCTGTGGTGGAACCAATGTACGGATTGTAGCCCCGAGGGTAGAAGTCCCCCGTGGCTCCCGACCAACCACCCGCAGGCAGGGACGCACCCGGAGGAGTGGTTTTGTACGGGTGACCCTGCGGCAGGTTGCCGTCCAGGTTGTACTTGTGGGCAAGGTAGCCTTCAACCTTTTGGCGGTCGCCGTCTGATAGTGCGCCTTGGTACGCAAGAATTTCAGCAATCTCTCCGTCGAATGCTCCAGCAAAACTGCTTGAAGCACGCATTCCAATCAGTGTGTTTGATACATTTAGTTGTGCAAGGTCCACAGCAGACGATGACGCTGTTCCGTAGCACACTCCGTTCACAAACAACGACAGTGGACCAGAACTGCCTGCACCAATACTGTATGCGGTGGAAACCAATTTCCACGATCCAGTTCCACCGATAGGAGCAGTAACGCCCGAGTATACACTACTTGCCGAACGATTAAATGTGGCAACGCAAACCGTTCCCCCTGTTACACCAAACCACACACCGTGGCGTTCAACGGAATTAGACAAAACATATGCCTGTGCGCTTCCGTCCCAAGTGGTAGCAGTGCTAACTCTGCCTGGCTTCACAACAGTAAAGAAAGACCGATCCCTAGTGATACCCAGTGCACCCATTGTTGGACCACTGAATCCCAAACTAACCAGTGCGCTTCCGTAAGCAGGACCACTAAAGTTGTACTGCACCGGACGCGTGCGAATGGTTGGATGGGTATTCAGTGACTCGCGTTGAAAATTGGGAGTAAGCCAAACATTAGAGTTTGGATACAAAGAAGGGTGAGAAAAGGTGTGTCCACCAACAGCACTCCTCCAGTGCTGCACGCCAAATATGTCTTCACGGTCAACACTTCTCCCACTAGGGTCAGAGCCGATGCTAAACGCGTCAGGCAACACTCCCCATCCTGCGGTGATTCCACTGCTGGTATTGCCTGCAATGTTGTACCCACTCAACCACACCTGAAGAGTCGCGCCCTTTACTTGGTTGGGCAAGAAATACCCGCCGCGCAGGTCATTGAATGTGCGAAGTGCATAGGGGGTGTACCGACCTATCACAGGAACTTCAAATGTGGTCTGTTGAGACGATGACGACACTGTGTTGTCAATAGCCTGTTTGACCAACACCGATCCAAACATTCTCATTCCAGCAGGGTGAACAATACGCTTCAACACATCAAAGTACGTGTCCAGTGAAACAGCACTCTTCAACTCATACGAAAACTCCTGATAGTAGTTTCCGTCTTGAACAAACTTGTTGCTTGACACCTTGCCACGGTTGCCCGAGAAATAGCCTGGGTAACGAGTGACTGCACTACGCTTCACGATAACTTTTGCCTGTGCGTTTCCGGTGTTGCTCACAATGGTGGCAATCACGTCCGCTTCGTAGTTGATTCCTGAATTGATAATGCCGATTTTCTTTACGCTACCGGCTAACCCAGTCTGTTCAATACGAGCAATGAATCCAACACCATTGGCAGCAACAACCGAAACGATGTCCCCTACCTGATACCCTTCTCCCTGCAACTCAACGAAAAACTCACCAAGCACGCTGTACGAGGTTTCTGTGTACGAAACGCTGTCTTTGGACAGCACGGTTTCCCTGTTTGGCAGAAAATCGCCATTGATGTCCTTGATGAAGAATTCGGTGATGGGCAAGCCATTAAACGAGTACTGTACAACCGAGTCAATGGTGGCACTGGCAATCAGATTTGCAGCGGAATCGTACTGCGCAATGGTTCCGTTTTTCACAGAGAACAGATTGGCAGCGTTCACACTTGTGGTTTTGACGGAAACGGGTTCAATCCACTGCCCATCAGACGGTTTCAGTATGTCTGTTTTGGGATAGTAGATTTCCAAATCACTGTCGTACAGAACACGGAACAAGAACTTGTAAGAGTTCTCGGTGCCTTTGTTTCCGTAGAAGTCACGGATCTTTTTCAGCAGGGTCTTTTTGTTGGGCTTGTTTCCCAATGAGTCTGTTGCAAGCAGTTCAGGAAACGACAGCAGATACGTGTTCTTGAAGTGGGAGAAAAACTCTTCCACGTTTCGGTCAACATCGGACACCGTGTCCAGTTTGCCCAACACATACCCAGGCTGTCCTTGAGAATCCATCCACTCGTAGTACGCCTTGATGAACAGTACAAGTTTACGGTAATCCGTGCGGATGAAAGTAGGAAACTGCTCCTCAATAAACGGAGCAATCATGTCCTCCAAGGCTTCTGCACTGGTGTTCAGAATGATGTTTTTGATGTCTGCCATTTCACCCTCTCAAAGACTGCTTGCGGTCTGTCTGTGTAGTTAGGGAAACTGCCACAGAGTCCGCGTAGCCTCTGCTGATTCTCAATATCTTGTTCTCAAACACAAACAAGTCTGCGTTTTGCGGTTGAACAGTCACAGTGAAGAAGACGTTGGTAGTGATGGGAGCGAAACGGGTATTGAACCCAATCTTGCCCTCGCTGTAATCAATGGTTCCGATGTTTGGATACACCAAGCGTGTGCTGCCGTCTGTTTCTACCCGCACCAAATTGACCTTTCCGTTTCCGTCGTCCTGTGCCACCACACCAGTGTAGGTGACCCCATCGTACCCCACATGAGAAAACGAAGCGGTGGTCATAACAGGTGAGTGACCGTCGTGTGGGTGGTAGAAAGGGTTCTTGAAATCCATCTCAAAGCCCTTGCTTGCAACCAGTTTACTCAAGTTCACACTCTTCCGCATCTTTACCGCCGTCTGGTTACCCAAGATAGAAGCATCCAATCCGTTGATGCCTTGAACAAGTTTAGACAGATACAGATTGGAACCAAACCGCTCAAGAGACGTGGACGAATAATTGAAGATGTACGCAACAATCAGTGCCTTGATGGTTCCTGGTGTAGAAACAGTGGCTGATGGGTTAAAGGTGACCAGTGAGTCCACGATCAAGTCAACGTAATCAGGGTCAACAATTTCAGGAAGAATGGTTACCACAGACGCACTCTGTCGTAGGGTTCGCACAAGACTGGTCTTTTCATCGGTGGTGAGCACATTGCCGCTACGAGGCTTCACAGCAATAAACACCCGACCGTATTGGGGAGGTGTCACTGTTTCTCCACCGTACACCACCACCGAGTCAGTGTTGGGGTACTCCTTGATCACCTTTGCAGTGTAATCGTCTTCCGTTACTGCTCTGGACTGCGACTGGTAAAAGCGCGGTGCTAGAAACTTGATTCGACTAACCGTTTCTGGTTCAGAGCCGCCTGCGGAAGCAGACACTGTTGTAATAGTTCCCAACCCACTGATGCTAGTACTGAAAGTGCTGATACCGTTTCCAATCTCGCCGTTCGTTTCCAAGTATTCGATTGTTACGAGGCTTCCGTTTGCTGGTTTTGCTCCCAAGAAGTTGTCGCCAAAGAACAGTTCGTACACTCCAGGTTCTTTCTCTTGCAAGAAGAAAACCTTTGATGTGGTGGTAAGATCAATGTAATCGCTGCTGTACGACCACGTGTCTGTGGATCCAGTAGTGTCTGTTGGAGACGCTTGCACACGAACTTTAATGGTGTTGGTGTCTGCTTTGTTGTTCGGAATCAACAACAGTGTTCCGTTTTTGCGTGTGCTGTCGTAAATGTAACTCACACGTCGAAGAGTGCCTTCGTACACAGAAATTTCTTCAAATGATTGGCTGTCGCCGTTTGCGTACACCGTGTCCAAAAGAACGAATCGGTACTGTGATCCGTCTCCGTCAGTGCCAATGAACTCTGTACCCCGTGACAGGTAAGTGTTGCTGCTTGACGCAGGAGCAGGAATGGTGAGAACTGCCTTCGCCGCTCTCACCGAAGACGGAACGTACCCTAGTGCCTTTGCGTGGGACACCACAGACTTGCGAAGAGTGGCACTGTCAAGAAACGACTCGTTTGCCACCATGTTTGCGTAGAACGCTTGGTAGTGAGTGTTGTACGCAAGTACATCCAATATGGTACTCAGTACCGAACCGTCAAAGTTGTAGTCCTTTAGTGTTGCCTGAGAAGACAGGAAACTCTTAAGAGACGCCTTTGCGTCTTCAAAGTCCAATCCCAACAGGTTGAAACTGTCTCCTCTGCTAGCCATCTGTCACCGTACCCTTTCAAGGATAATGGACACTGTTTGCCGTTCGTTTATTTCATTCATGCCGTACTCCACATTCACGGTGTACGAGTTACCGTCCGCATCAGAACGAACGTCCACCAACAAGGTTCCGATTCGTGGCTCGTGCTTGCGAAGTGTTTCTATGATGCGGTCACGAATTTCAAGCACCGTTATTTCGTCCACTGGTTCAAACAGTAGATTGCGAAGCGACGCTCCTAGGCGGGGCTGAAACAACCGCTCGCCAAATGAAGTATTCAGCAAGTTGCGGATGGACTGGCGAACGCACGATGAGTTCGTGGCAGTCAACACATCACCCGTCTTTGGGTTTCGTGCAAAGTTAATGTCCACATCGCTGTACGACGGAACTTTGCTGTCTGTGTTGATCAGACGAACTGCCATCTGTCATCTCTCCTGCTGCGCAGTAAGGTGCGCGTTTATGGTTCTGCTGTTGCTCTCTATGACCTGTTCCACCGAGTGTTCCGAAATGCCGTCCTTCTCAATTTCATCCAAACCTTCTCGGGAACACCAATGGCAGCACACGAATCCCAAAGGCGTGATCCCGTCCATGCACTTGAGCGGGCTAACCGTGAAGTACAGCACGTTATTTATCTCAAAACTGGAACGGAATGCGGACTCGGGCAGGGTGTCAACTGCAATAATTCTGTCGGGTGAGGTGTCCAGTATACGGACAAGATCCATGTAACGGTTGAGCATGACATCCTGCGACTCAATCATCATGCTTTTCACTCCACCACTACACGACTCGTGAGTAACAGAAACCCGTTTAATGGAACTGCCGTCCGCAAACTTTCCACCGTTGTGAAACTGAAACACCAAGCACCTAGACGCACGAACCGTTACACGCAGTTCTGTGAGGTGTTCGTGAACTCGGGTATGAACCATTACTTGGTGACTGTCTTGTATGACCTGCTTCTTCTCGTCTTCTTTTGCTTGTTTTTCCGTTTTCTTGCGTCTACGAATCACACCTGCTATTCCAATTCCAATCCCCATGATAAGCACACCCAAAAACTCACCCCCCATTAGAGCAAAGTCCGTCGCGGTTCGGAGTATTTGGGTGATGTCGCTCATCTGAAACTGGTGGCTCCTGTGCTGGTGAGTGCGCTACGAACGGTATTTGTAAATTGCGGATCTACCACATTAACTGTTGCGTCCACGCTCAATTGGTTGCATGGATCATCGCTTTCAGAAATGATGTTGCTCATTAGATTTATAGAGGTTACCTTGTCAATAAACGAAAGAGCCTCCGCTAATTTTGCAGTTGCTGCGTCCACTGCGCCGTTCACCGCGCCGTTGGCAGCGTCTATTTTTTCAAACACGCCCGCGACCCCCGATTGAAAGGAGTTTATGGCGTTTTCTAGGTTTCCTGCCAAAGCGGTTCCTGATCCAGAATCTATTTGATTCAGCAGTGCTTCCAAGTCCACTTGAGCCGCGATCATGGCGTTTATGGACTGCTTTCCGTCCTGTTGAATCATGTTCAACCCCACACCAATGTCCAAGCCCTCAATGCCCAAAGCGCACTGAAACTGCCCGTACAGGTTCAGACTGCTGATCATTCGCGCCAACTGCTTGGGGTCTTTGTACTTTGCGCACTCCGCATCAAACTTCGACAGTGCTGATTGAGTAGCCGTAAATCTAGCCTGTGCTGATTGCAGTGAAGGCAGAAGACTGTACAGTGCGCCTTGTGCTCCCTGACTGTTTATCCCTGTTATGAGTCCAGCAACTCTGCCAGAATTTGAACCCAAGACTTTTCCTGCTGCTGCAATAGCAGTCTCGTTGGGTTTGGTCAACAGGTTTTGGAAATCGTTCAGTCCAAAGGTAAGGATGCTCTTTTCGCCGTCTGTTAGTTTTTGCTTGCACGGACACGTCATGGTTTACCCCACAAATAGAGTTGAAGAAGTGCTGGGTGTGTGACCGCAACTGGCTTGACTGGCACCAGTACACACAGGAATACCGCCTATTACAAAACTAGGATTGCCTTGAATCATAACTGCACTGTCGTGTTCGTTGTTGCCGTGGTCTTCCACGGGGTTGCCTTCTACAGACACAGGGAACCCGTCAAGAAACACCGTTGCGTTTCCGACCAAGATCAGCCCACCTGCCACGTCAATGTTTGCTCGACATACTCCGAAACCTGGCATTAGTACGATCCTCCGTTGATGATATCGTTGGGAGACGGATCCACGGTCAAAGACATGAGTGTGAATCCAGACCCTATGTCTTCAGGAATATACCCGCTTGTGGTTTCAGTGTCACACACATAGAACTTCGTGTCACGCTTCACAACGTCTCCGTAGTGATACACCACATACTCCGAAGAGCCTTCGGCGTACTTGCGATGCAGTCCTCTGTAAACCATTCCGCCTGTCATGGGTTACCTCAAATCCACCCGCTTGGGTTTCACGACAGGCTCACCTGAGTTTACTTCAATACGCTTGCCCTGCTGCATCACCATGACCGCAGAGTCTGTCATAAAGGAAATGGTTCGTCCAGAGAAGCCAATGTCTCCGTCTGTGTAGAACTCCATTGTCTTTGCAGAAGCCTTGAACTCGCCTTCAACTTGTAAGTTTACATTGGCGTTTGCAAGAATGTCTGCATTCCCGTTCACCTGGAGATTCACTGCGCCTGATACTGTGATATTAATTCCACCCGCGATCACCAAGTCCACGCCTTGACTGCCCGCAATGTAGATTTTCTTGTTGCCGTGTACAATCTCGTAGTCGTCCCCCACGATTCGTTGCACACGAGTTCCGTTTGGGTTGTCTTGCCACCCGTTACCCACTTCAGTGAATGTTCCTGACTGGTGGTAATCGTGAAGTCGCTCTGCCCCAGGAGTGTCGTCCACTTCACGAACGTGACCGCTCTGACTGAAACTCACGTGATTGCGGGGGTACTGTGCTGCATACGGAGTCACTGGTTCAGACCAAGTACTCTTTGCCTTCATGTCGGGGTTGTTCTGTATATTCTGTTTCACGGTGGAAGCCTTTGCTCCAACCACGGTCTGCTGTGTCTGTGCAGGATCGGTGTTTCTTGCCAAGCGGTTGGTGTCCGTTTCTCCTACTACCGAAACACCTATCGGATACTGGTTTGCTTGAACGCCAGCAGAAGTAGCAGGATACAAACCAGTAGGATCGTTGAATCCGTCGCTGGTAACTGCTTGTGTTTGTGGTATGCCTCCGAAACTACCAATCATAACTGGATCCTGTGCCTCTTCTCCGTCTCTAAAAAATCCAAACACATGGGATCCCACAACCAGTCCTGTTGGAGACTGACCTATTCCCGACACTGCCGCGGATGTAATTGGTTGCATGGGGAACGCCCACGGCAAATCAGCAGTAGGCAATTCCACCTTGTCTTTCAGGTGAAAACCAAATATACGAACGCGGCAGCGTCCAAGGAACAACGGATCAGCCGTGTCCTCCACCACGCCGTGCCACCACACGAAGCCTTCTTTGCCTAGAAACCCTTTCATTACACCCCCATACAGGTCTTGGTCAACTCGTATTTACACATATACGACTTGTTGAATTCGTGCTTTACTGATGTAATCATGTACTCGCCCCCGAGATTTTTGTCCGACACGCTGGGATCCAAGAAACTGTCAGACTGCACCCGTGAAATATCAAGAGTCACCACGTCTCCTACCCTCCGACGAGAATCGCCAAACACCATCACTGCCACTTTGTGCGACAACACAGATCCAACGTGGTGCTTGTGCTTGAGGAAGATGGACTCGTTTTGAAAGTTGTCCGCAATAGGATACAGATCGCGGTATACCGTAAACGGCGTTGACGGCAAGTAGTAGAACGCTGCACCAGTATCAAGAACTCCGTTTGCGTCTCCGCGTTCGGCTTTGAACAAAGGCTCTGTTCCAGTCTTGGGCTTGTCAGAGAACACATCAGCCTCAAAAAACTGACTATACCTCTGCTCCTTACGCACAATGTCGTGTACCAAAAGCCGCGAAGAAATTGTTCCCGTTTGAATGTTCGATGCTTTGTCGAATCGTCCCAAGTCATCCAGTTTCAACACCTTGTGGTATCGGGGAGGAAGACTTGTGGGGAATGGAATTCGGTCTACTTGGTCTTCAGCCAGTCCCATATTTGGCGGCATATACACGTACCGCTGACTTGAGGCTCTTCCGTCTTCAATTATTTTGCTCAGGCTTTTATAGCAGTACCCGTCCAGTGTTTCGTAGAAGAAATACGGTGTGTACGCGTTTCCTTTTTCAGAGTACGCTTTGCCTGCCAACCAACTGATTGCTTTGAACGGCGTATACGAACCCGACAGCACAAACGAGTAATTCTCTGTGCTTGGCTCTATGAACAGACGATCCTTCCACACGCTTTCAGGAAAGTGTTTTTCAAATATGGTTTGAACCATGTTTGATGTGGTGCCCTTCACAGAGTATCCACAGAATTGTGAGTAGTTGAGGAACCCTCCTGTGCTCATCAAGTGGAGCGTATACGACTGTGACTTTGCGTTGTCGCCCAGTTTATGTCCGTCCAGTTTGTACACACGGAACACCAGTTCCACGGGTTTGATGGCATCCAAGTCAGGCTTGAACTTGATACGAACTGTTTCTTGACCCGTGATGGGCAACCGCTCAGGAAAATTGAACGAGTCCACCACGTACAGTTTAGCCGTGAGATACGGAGAGAAAAAGTCTTCGTATATCTCAAAGTTGGTGATGAGTCCCCGAAGATCAACCGTTTTGCCTGTGACTTCAGAACGAATCTCCATCACCTCAAGGGTGTAGTCCCCTGCCTTTAGAAGCCCTGATCCATTCTCTAGTGGACTAGACATATCAGGTTCCTAGAAGAGCCTCTAGTTCTTGTACTGCTTGGCGACGATACCGTGGGTGCAGTATTTTGATGGTGCGCTTGGACTCGTTTTCCTCTATCTCATGCACGGTATTAGAAACACTGTATTGGGTAACAGCAGAACCGCTTATACCCATGTACTTGCCGATGTAAGTTTCCCACAAATCAACAGTTCCGTTTGAACTAATGTTGTAGTCGTAACCTGAAGAATTCACTATGGGATACAGGTTTTCTTTGCTGCTAATGTATCCGCCCATGAAATTGTAACTGGATGTCTGTTGCGACAACGGATCCACCGTGACTTTTTCTACGGCTCCACAACTACCAACAGGTCGATCCACTCTGAAATGATGAACTCCCAAATCGTTTCGTTCTACTTTGTGAACATACACATCGTAGAGATCACCACTACTTCCTCTGATGGTTGCGTTTCCCGACGATACAGATCCTTCAACCACAACTCGGCAGAATTCAGGATGGTATTCCGTGACTGCTTGGGTGATCGAACCCTGTATAAGACTGCTGCCTTCACCGACTTTGGTGTTGTAAAACCAACCAGCGGTGGACGAAACAGTTCGGTTTGTAAAGTAAACAGAGTAGCCCCCGTACTTACGATTGATGTAGTCCTGAAGAATATCACCAGACTTGCACCATCCGTGATACGGATCTACGATGTTGTTTGTCAGCATCACCAACCAATGGTATCCAACGTCTCCGTAGACACGCTCTGCGATGTTTTCTGGTCGCTCACCGTCCTTGATATCGTACTCGTAAAACACAGAACGACCAGCCTTGAGTTCTTCCGACAGACCGACTCGACGCAACAAGTTCCGCACAAACACGGTTTTGAACTCGTCGCCATTGGGAAGAGTATACTCCACATAAGGAAACTTGGAGAAGTACACTGGTTAGAATCCTTTCTCTATGATCTCTCGCGTCTGTGTTGTGATTTCACTCATTTGAATCGTGAGAGTCACAGCAGTTGGAGAGTCGTTCTTGAAAGACGAGTACACCGAGTTTGCCGTAAAGTCCGCAGATATAGAAGTGATTGCGCACCGAGCAATCTTTGGGATATACGGATTCTCTTGGAAATTGCTCTCTCCGTTTCTTGTGTTGTACGACATGAACTTCACAGCGAATTCAGCAGGAACCCGCAGGTTCACTTGGGTGTTGGACGGTTCGTTTCCAATCACTTCCTCTGTCTTTGCAGGAGACGCGTGGTAACGGAATGTGTACACCAACTCACGAATTGCCTTTACTTCGTCTTCGTTCCGAGGATACAGTTCCCACGAAAAGGTGAATGTACGCATATCCTTTTGCTTGAACAGTTTTTCCAAGCGAGGATTCACTATCAAACCACGACCAAGAGCAATTGCCGTTCCCAACCCGCCAGCCTGAATGTTCTGTGCGCCCGCTTCCAGTCCCTGCGACGCTGCGTCTAGGGCACTACCAAATCCTTGTGACGCATCAAGCAGACCACGAATTACACCCGTACCGCTAGTGTCTTCGTATACGAACGAGTCTTCGTTGTTTATCTTCGTACAGAACGGAAGATAGATTGAAACCATTTGGTCGTAAACCGGCTCATTTTGCGCTACTTTTGCAGTGGCAAGAGCAGCAGCAGAAGTTGCCGCTCCTGCCAAAGCAGCAATCCCTCCAGTCTTCAACGCTGCTTTACCGCCGCCGCCAGTCAACCAACTTGCGCCGCCAGCGACAAGACCACTAGCAATACCTGATGTAACTGCCGATTCTCCTATAGACGCGTTTTGTATCGCATTGTTTATTCGGTCTTGTGCTTGAAGTGTTTCATCGGTGTCGCTAGTCACCTTACCGATTCGGTTCAATTCTTCCAATTGGGTCTGTTCGCTTTTGATGCGCTCTTCCAATTGCTGCCGAGCAACTTTGGTGTCTGTTGATAACTGCTCATACGGAACGTCGGGACCACCAAGTGCTGCCCGTGAAGCAATGCTAGCAGGAACCTCACCTGCATCCAATCGTTCACGCAGAGACTCTAGTTTGCTGATTTCTTCTTCACGGTCTTTGACTGCTGCATTCCTTTCGTCCTGCAAGTCTTTCCGTTCCCATCTCCAGTATATTTTGAACTGCATGACATGAGGGTACTGACCACTACTCACGTCCAGTGGAAACTTGATTATCTTTGGATTGGAATACGAACCCTTTAGTCCACTGTTTGATCCCTCTAAAGCAGAAACCACCGGATCCCCGTTGCCCGTTTCTGGATTGGAACCCAATGAGATTTCATCAGGAACACGGTTGCTTGACGAAACCGCAGTGGGTTTGGGTGATGTTTGTATCTCGTTTGGAGGGGTAGTTGCCATTTTTGGTTCCTGAATACATAAGTATCTATATGGCGTATCGCGGTATTTTCAAACCCACCAATCCCTCCAAGTACATGGGCAACCCCATGAAGATTTGCTATCGGAGTATGTGGGAACGCAAGTTTATGAAGTACTGCGACACCACCGAAAGTGTGATTCGTTGGGGATCAGAGGAGGTGGTGATCCCGTACTGGAGTCCAGTAGACAAGCAACGCCACCGCTACTTTGTTGACTTCATCATGGAGGTACGCACACCCGACGGTGTGAGAACGCTTCTTGTGGAAATCAAACCAAAGAAGCAGTGCTGCGAACCAAAGAAGCGGAGCAAGGTTACTAGGGGCTACATCACCGAGGTAAAGACGTGGTTGGTGAACAAGGCTAAATGGGAAGCCGCATCGGAAGCAGCGAAAACCAAAGGCTGGGAGTTCAAGATTCTCACCGAAGACGATCTGTTCAAGAAATCCAAATGAACGAAGAACTAGAAGAAATCTTGAACGACACCACCAGTGAAATGGGAGGGACGGACTCCGCGTACGCCGCTCTGCTACGGCTGTTTCAAAAGAACAGAATGCTACTCGTTCCACCAAGACTGCTACCAGGACAGGTGGTGTTCTTTACCTACAAACCCGTGAGTGAAGCGTTTCTCAATCGCAGAGGTCACTACGACAAGTATCCGCTAGTGGTTGTCACAAAAGTACACAAGCGTGGGTTTGAGGGGGTGAACTTGCACTACCTGTCTCCCAAATGGAGATCCCAACTGTTTGAAGTGATGATGAAACAGGTACCGCTGCTTCCGCCCGAAGAAGCAGAAGACTGGAGATCACGGTTCCTGATCAAAGAGAACACCCTGCCGTCATCGGCTCGGTTCAGACTGTACAAGCCGTGCTTTCGCAGATATCTAAACGAAGGCATAAAGCGGAAACCAGTAGTGATTCCCTTTGACTTTTGGAGTGAATTGGTGCAAGCAAATCTTGCAGCCTTCAAAACAACTGGAACTTCTGCCAGAAGAGTACAACCGCAAACAGTGTACACCAAGACATACAAACGATTCATAAGGGGAGACTAACATGGCACTAATACCAGCAAACATAAGCGGAATGATGGACTCCATCATAAGAAACGGTGTCGCACACGGCAACCGATACGAGGTGGTAATACTTCCACCGCGAGAACTGCAAGTGCAAACAGACTTTCTAAACCAATTGACTGTGCGATGCAGTTCTGTGTCTCTGCCTAGCAAAACACTGCAAACACAGTCCAATCGCCTTTACGGTCCAGCACGAAACTTTCC